TTGATTAACTTACAATCAGGTTCCCCAATATCAGAACTTACTTCTTCTAACTTACTTATCAGAACTTGATTGTTTAGTAGAAGAAGAATCTTGATTGTTTTTTCCATAGTTTACGATGTCCTCAACGTACATTTCTTTTAGTTTAGTCACTGGTTCTACCATAGTAATCAACCAGTCGGCTGGGATGGGAATCTTTTCTTCTTTTGAGAGTGGCATCCAAGGGAAAAGAGAAACTTCGAATCCAGCTTTCTTAACTCCTTGTTCCTCGTTCTCTCCCAAAACATTTGGATTTCTCATCTTAACAATACAGGGTTTGTCAAGATAATATCCAATAACTCTTTTTTCTTCTTCCTCACCAACAACCATTTCAGTTACATCAGCGATAATGTCTTCACCAGACTTTAGAAGCATTAATTTAATCGTCATAATACACTTTAACCTCCATACATTCTACCAATAAAAAAAGGAGGAGTCAACCTGGATTTTGCCAGGAACTCCTCTTGCGCCGACGATATTCAGTTATATTTATAGATAATCCTTTCGCTTATGATACTCTGGAACAATTCTGCCCAGAGTAACAGTGAGAAGTCCATCCTCAAATTCTACTGCTCGCACTTCCGTGTCATCAGAAAGTGTCCAGACTCTTGTAAAACTTCTTTGTGCTAAACCTTTGTGAAGATAGTTTGATTCGGTCTCTTTATCTTCTTTTTGTCCCTCCACAAAGAGTTTACCGTCTTGTGTATAGACAAAGACTTCTTTCTTTCTAAATCCTGCAAGAGCAATCTCAAGTCGTGATTCTACATTACTAACTTGAACTAGGTTATATGGAGGATAGTTGGAGGTTGTTTCGTGTAGGTGAAAGAGACGGTCAAAGTATTCGTCCATTCCAATAGAGTTGCGAGTAATCTTATCCATCAGTGCAGGAAGATCCGCAGCAGTATACCTTGTTAGGTTAGTCATTTTAGTAGCTCCTTAAAAAGCGAGTTTGTGTTGTGTGGATCCTTTCGGCATCCTATACTAATTATACAACATCATAAAAAAAGTGCGGTGTTAGAAACCACACTTATTGGTAGCGTTTTCCGATGTAGCGTGTCGCGCACGAAAGGCGACATTGGTATTTATTCAGGTTCTACTGGTTTTCCCTTTTTACCAATATTATACTTCTGCTCTAAAATCCAATCGCCTTTGTCTTTGTAGGCAAGAACTTTGATTTGATTAAGGGGTGCGATGTCTGTTACAGCACTTTCCTTTACAACCGTAATGAGTCCCCAGTCAGCAAGAAGACGAACAATACGATTGCGGCGTTGAACATCATTCACAGTCAGGTTAGCGTGTTTGCCATCCAGAGCAAACAGTTCCTTAAAGTGAACGATGTAATATCTTCCTTGCTTATGAAGAATATGACAGGATTGATAGAGTTTCTTTTCCTTCCGTGATGCAACTCCAATACGGGTTAAGGTTTCACGAACTTTGAGAAAGTCATCGGGTTCATTGAGAATGACCTCGACCATTTGGTCTTGAGCCCATTCTACTATAGGTTCTACCGTGGTAGTCATTTGGATCCTCCAATGTCAAGTCGTTGTTTAATAAAGTTAAGTTGTTCTTTTGTCAGGATTTTTAATGCTTGAGATGCTTTCTCATTACTATACCCATAATATGTTTTGACACATTCTAAGTCTGTAACCTTATCCTTTCGGAGCCAGGGAGAAAATCTCTTCTTTTTCCTCAAACTATTTAGATAAAACGAATATTGCATATCTTTATCAAGTTGATGATGCATATTCATTTCATTTGCATACATTACGCAATCAATGTGCCCCGATAAACAACGATTAATAATGTAAGGAGGATATGTTTTAATATCCTCTGATAAATCTTCCTTTGTAAAATTAATTGAGTTTAACCAGTCTTTTAGTTCCATTATCGAATAATTTGAATGTCATCATCATCAGTCCAGAGTTCGACCTTTGTTCTGAACCTATTTTCTTCTTTTAATTTTTCATATCTTTTAGTTGCTTTCTTTTTCCACCAAGATATAATATTTTCCAAGAAAAACTTATCCCAGTTTGGACCACGCAGAAGTTTGGTTTGTTCTCCAAGAATAACCTCACGAACATTTAAGTATCCATACTCTGAGGTATAAAACCTTTTCTTTTGAGTAATAGAAAAGGCGGCATTAATCACTTCATTGAAAGTAGAAAGTTTTTCCGTATCTTGAAGTGAATTACGAATAATAGAAATCATTTTGGTTTGACGCTTCATCTTTTTAGATGATGCTTTGTTGTCAGTCAGAGGTGTATTATTATTCAAATATGTGAAATGATTATGAAGTTTGTGAAAAATATCATCGTGAAGAAGTGGAAGGAACTTACTTTCAGTCAAACCCTTATATCTCATAAAAGGTTTAAGACCATCATACTGAGATGCATCTGTGGTTGAACCATAGAGAGATGTGGTTTCAAACAAAGCAATATCTTTTTCGAATACTTTATTGAGAGTTTCTCTTGCATAATGGGAACAACAAAGAAGAGCAAGAAGTTTACCGCCCAGATAGTTATATCCAAAAGGTTGTGATGGAACAATTACAAAACCCATCGCAGCGTGGCGATTGAAGATTGATAGATCAGGTGCTCTACCCAACCATTCATTTCTTGGTTTAGAGTTAATGGTGGGAGATCCAAAACGAATAAATCCAAGAACTTTTTTAGTATTCTTTTCAAAAATCATCCAACGAAGTTCTCTGCCAGGAATGTTTTCTTCATTATTATGTGAAGATACTACCTTGAGAAGAGTGTTGTAATGATCTTGTGGAAGTGCTTGCTGAAAACGATCACCGATAAATCTAATATCAAATTCCATTTCTTCGGGATGAATATCCTCATTGAAGAATTCATCGTGAAGAGGAGCAAGTGTATTAGTTCCTTTAATAACTTCTTTCTTTACAAAACGCAGGTAGTCTTCAATGTTTCCCATTTGAGAGAAATATTTAATAAATTCATCAGCAGCCCACTGAGCATCCTGTTCCGAAATAATCATTTAAACTCAACCTCACACATTATTTCGGTGAGAGCGGCAAGTAAGTTAATCTCCTGGTCGGCACAAAAAGCACTCTGATACTGATACTTAGCAAGCACAAGCACAGCAGCAGGAATACTATTGTTTTCAAGGGCGCTATAAAGAGCATCGTAAACACGGCGCAACAATACAGTAGTATCATTGTCCAGATTAGCCACCACCCATTTCCGAACTTCAGGGAAGTTCTTTTCTTTAAGGTTTTGAAGAAGGTCATTTACAGAGATGTCTGAGAAAGATGCAAGAATGCCTGTGTCAATTTTTCCTCCCGTAGAATATCTTTGAAGAGTATTAAGAAGTTGTCTTGTGTCTGGAAAATAATTTTTAATAAGTTCAAGAATAACTTTTTTATCATATTCAATATTTTCTTTTTCAAGTATATATGACATCCGATTAAAAACATCAGACATCATTTGTGGTTTTTCTTCTTTCAAAATTGGCGTGTACTTAAGAATAACGCACCTTGATTGAATTGGTTCAATAATCTTGTTTAGATTATTACAAGTAAAAATAAAACAAACATTATTGTGAAGTTGTTCAATTACACCACGAAGACAAAGCATCACATCATTAGTTGTTCCATCAAACTCGTCAAAAAATACCACCTTTTTCTTATCATTAAACATAGAAACAGTTGTTCCAAAGTTAATGACTTGATTACGAATAGTATCCAAATACCTACCCTCAGATGAACCATTCAAAAACAAAACATCTTGTTTGGTAATCTTACAGAGAGTTTTGATTGTTTGAGTTTTTCCACATCCTTGAGAACCTTGAAGAATAAGATTTTGATTCAGTTGTCCCTCATTTACCACATTAGTAAAAAACTCTTTTACACTTTTAGTAAGAATCAAATCTTCAACAGATTCTGGTGCCCAACGCTCAACCCAGAGGAATGGTTTGTTATCAGTTAGTTCCATAATTAATTAAATCCACGAAGGTCGTCTTTCGGGCATACGAAGATAATTATCGGCAACCCAAGGTTTAGAAGCAATGTACCTTTTATATGCCTCAAATGTATCAATAGTATTATCATATTTCCATTCCACAGGCATTGCCCGAGCAAATGGAGTCACACTGGTTATCTTTCCTTTGGGGAACAGATAGTAAGCAGAGACAAGAGTATTATAGCACGAATGAGTCTTACCATATCGCACAGCATACTCATCACACAAATTCATACCCCACTTAATCAACCAATAGGCATTGTCGATACTATCCATTGCCCATTTGGTACAGGGATGATTACGAAACGCACCCTTTTCAGTT